GATGGATCTCGGTAAAGCCGAGTATCAGTCTTTGTCATCTTAGCCATCTTCTGAATGGAGCGGAGTACTCCGCCCTAATCCGCCGACATTAGGAACAAGGCTTCGTTCGTGGCCAAGAACCATCCCCGCCGCTCCGGGGTCGTCTCCCTTCATATTCGGCGTTAAGCGAGCCAGTCGGTAATCATTCAAATCTAAAGTAGGCGTTTGTAGATGGCGCAAGGTGTAAAAACGGGCGGCCGAAAAAAAGGCACCCCGAACAAAACCACGGCTGTCTTGAAAGACGCGATCTTAGAGGCTGCAACGCTCTCTGGCGGTAAAGACGGGCTGGTTGGATATTTGAAGAAACAGGCATCCGAGAACCCGGCGCCGTTTCTAGCGTTGCTCGGGAAGGTTCTTCCTATGCAGATCGCAGGAGATCCAGACAATCCCATCCACACCGTAACCCGCATTGAGCTTGTCGCTCCTGGCCATGACGACAGCACGACTTGAAATCCCTCCAAAGCTTCTGTCGGTGTTCTCCGGTGAGGCAGATGTAAGAGGAGCAAAAGGCGGCCGCGGTTCTGGCAAGACGCGGACTTTTGCGAAGATGACTGCCGTTCGCGGCTACATGTGGAGCAAAGCAGGGCGCGAAGGCATATTGCTCTGCGGCCGCCAGTTCATGAACTCGCTGGATGATTCCTCGCTTGAGGAGATCAAGTCCGCGATCCGATCTGAACCATGGCTGGAAGCGCATTACGAGATCGGTGAAAAATACGTTCGGACCAAAGACGGGCGCGTCTCATACAAGTTCACCGGCCTTGATCGTAACATCGACAGCGTCAAATCAAAATCCCGCATTCTTCTGTGCTGGGTTGATGAGGCAGAGCCGGTTACCGAAGAGGCTTGGGTAAAGCTCATACCGACGCTTCGCGAGGAAGACAGCGAGCTTTGGCTTACCTGGAACCCTGAGCGCAAGAATAGCGCCACCAATAAGCGTTTCGTGAATTCCACCGACCCGAGAACCAAGATTGCGACAGTGAACTGGCGCGACAATCCTTGGTTTCCGAAGATTCTCGATCGTGTCCGTCTCAAAGATCTGAACGAGCGACCAGAGCAATATGATCATATCTGGGAAGGTGGATACAAGACAGCGATAGAAGGCGCCTATTATGCCAAAGCTTTGGCTCAAGCGCGCCTAGAGGGCCGGATAGGTCATGTTCCTCGCGATCCGCTTATGCCGCTCCGCGCTTATTGGGATATCGGCGTCAGCGATGCAACCACGATCTGGTTGCCGCAGCTGATCGGAATGGATGTCCGATTCATCGACTATTACGAGGTCGAGAACCAGCCTCTAGCCGCTCATGTTGAATGGATGCGCTCGAGCGGATACGGGAACGCCGTCTGCATCTTGCCACATGATGGCGAACATAGAGATGCAGTGACGGCGATCCGTTATGAGGACCATCTACGAGCCGCCGGATTCGAAGTCCGTACGGTTGCCAACCAAGGTAAAGGCGCTGCGATGAAGCGCGTTGAAGCTGGCCGCCGCGTTTTCCCGCGCCTCTGGTTTGATGAAAAGAAATGCGCCGCCGGAATTGACGCTCTAGGCTGGTATCACGAAAAGCGTGATGAAAATCGTGGCGTCGGTCTCGGGCCTGAGCACGATTGGTCATCGCACGGCGCCGATTCCTTCGGGCTCGCCTGCGTGGATTACGAAGAGCCTTATTCGCCGGCCTCGCGCCGCAGATACTCGGGACGTTCGTCCTCCTCAAATTCCTGGATGGCTGGTTGATGGCTGACGACAACACGACCGATAGCGGTGCGTCGATCAGCGCATCGTCTGACATGGACGATCTGAAGCGCAAGCTCATTGGCTGGTTCAAAGAGGATATCACGCACGTCGTGGAATGGCGCAAGGAAGCGCGCGAGGACTTCAAATTCTACGCCAACGACCAATGGGACGAAAAAGACCTTCAGGTTCTCCGCGAGAATGGCCGTCCGGTGATGACGTTCAACCGCGTCGGCCCAGTCGTCAATGCGGTTACCGGTTCCGAGATCAACAATCGTCGTGAGGTTCGCTATATCCCCCGCGAAATGGGAGACGCCGAAGCCAACGAAGTTCTGACGGCGGCTGGCGAATGGTTCCGCGATCAGTCCGGCGCCGAAGATGAAGAATCCGACGCGTTTCACGATACAGTCGTCGGCGGGATGGGCTGGACATCGACGCGCCTTGATTATGAGTGCGAACCGGATGGTGCGCCGAAGATCGAGCGCCTTGACCCTCTGAAAATGGTCTGGGATTGCAGCGCGACGAAAGCCAACATCGAGGACGGTCAGCGCTTCTTCTATGTCGACCAGAAGCCTTGGACCGAAGCTGAGGACATGTTCCCCGACGTGCCGCGCGAAGAATTGCATGCGGCATGGGCCGAAACTCTGACGACTGACCCGACCGGGCCACACGATCAGACGGAAGCGAACTTCTACACCGGCACGCAGAATGAGTTTGCCGACGGTTATCCGCGCAAGATGTGTACCATTGTGGAAGCCCGCTGGCTTGAGCGTGAACCATATTGGCGCGGCCCGGATATTGCCCAGCCTGGACAGATGCGCGAATATGCCGAGCAACAGGTTCAGCTTATCAAGCGCAATATGCCAAGCTTCAAGGCGGTTCGCCAGTATCGCAAGGTCGTTCGGCGCTGCTTTATCGGTGCCCGTATTCTTGCGCCCGTCGATGCACCCCAGGTTCCTGACGGTCTGATCGGCTGGGAATGCATCACAGGCTTCAACGACAAGATCAAGAAGCAGTTCTATGGCGTCGTGCGGCCTATGAAGGACCCACAACGCTGGTCGAACAAGTATTTCAGCCAGGTCATGTATCTGCTGAACAGCAAGGCCAAGGGCGGTATTCTCGCCGAGCGCGGCGCATTTGATGACGATCGGCAGGCGGAAGAGTCTTGGGCAAAGTCTGACACCATTACGTGGCTAAAGTCTGGGTCTCTTTCTGGGCCGAATGCGAAAGTTACCTCCAAGCCTGAAAGCCAATTCCCGGCTGGCTTCTGGACCCTGTTTCAGGAGACCAAGGAAGCGATCAACGATGTAACCGGCCTATCGGCCGAATTCATCGGAACCCGCGAGGTCGATCAGGCTGGCGTTCTGGAATACCAGCGCAAGCAATCGTCCCTGAACCTGCTGGCGCCGCTGTTCAACAGCCTTCGGCGGTATCGCAAGCGCCAAGGTCGGATCATGCTCTATCTGATCCAGAACTTCCTCTCAGATGGGCGCCTCATCCGTATCGTCGGACAGGACAAGGCGCAATATGTGCCCCTGACGCGCGATAAGGTCGCAAACGCCGAATACGATATCATCGTGGATGATGCTCCGACCTCTCCGAACGAGAAGGAACGGACATGGCAGATTCTCATGCAGCTTATGCCGATCGTCAAGGATCAGGTCCCGCCTGACATGATGCTGCAACTGATGAAATATTCTCCGCTGCCGGCGTCTCTCGTCGATATGCTCATCAAGCTGGCGCAACAGAAGATGCAGCAGGAAGCACAGAATCCTCCACCAAACCCGCTACAGATGAAAATGCAGGCTGAGCAGCAGAAGCATCAGCTCACGCTAGCCGGAAAGCAGGTTGACTTGCAGGCCAAGCAGCAGAGCGCCCAGATTGATGCGCAGTCGCAGGGGCTTGATCTCTTCTACAAGCAGCAGCAGGCCGCGCTCGATCAGCAGACAGCGGAATTCCAACTGCTGTTGGATGTCCAAAAGCTCCAGATGCAGCAACAGCAAATGGAGATCGCGGCAAGACGCGCCCAGAACCAACAGACGCGCGCCGCCACGCAATAGCGGGGTCTATCCCGTTTTCGTTCGTCCATGGCGTTCATGGACTTCGTCAGCCCACGAGACGGGCAAGAGGTGAAAATGAGTGAAGCACTTGCAGACAGCCTATCGCCGGCTGAACAGGCTTTCTTTGATTCCAAGGGTGAGACCGCAATCCCGGTTGAAGGTGATGGCGGCGCTGCTGCCAATCCTGGCGGCACTGATCCGGTTGCCGAACAGGTCCCTGGGACAGATCAGACCGAAGGCGCCCAGCTTCGCGACGAGAAAGGCAAATTCGTCCCTCACGGTGCCTTCCACGAGGAGCGCACCAAGCGTCAGAACCTTGAGCGCCAGCTTGCCGAGATGCAGACGAAGCAGGCTGTTCTCGAAGATCGATGGAATACGATCCTCAAGGTTGGCGACAAGAAGGACGAGCCGGCTGCGCCACCGAACCCAGAAGAAGACATCTTCGGGTATGTGAAGTGGCAGGCCGACCAGCTCAAGCAGATCCAGTCCGAAAAGCAGGCCCGCGACGAGGCGGATCGGCAGCATCAGACGATGACGAAGCAGGAAGAGGCCATTTGGTCGACCTGGCAGCAGTCGCGCAACGAATATGCGCAGACAAACAAGGAATTTGATCAGGCGGCTACATGGCTCTCTGATTTTCGCATGAATCAGCTGAAGGCGCTTTCTGTCATCGACCCTCGCATGGGGAACGATGGCGCCCGCAACCAGCAGATCAATGAAGAGCTGAAGGCAATCGTCGTCGCTGCGCAGCAGCAGGGCCGAAGCCCTGCTGAACTCGTTCATCAGCTTGCCGTCAGTTACGGTTTCAAGCCAACGGCTGCGACCGATACGACTGACCCGAGCAAATCACTGGCAGCTCAGGTCGACAATCTCGGCAAGGCGCTGGAAGCCAGTCGCACATTGACCGCTTCTGGTGGAAAATCTGGCGCCGATCCGATGTCTGCAGAATCCATCGCCAATATGAGCGAGGGAGAATTTTCCGCCTGGATCAAGGATCCGGCGAACGAACGCCGTTTCCGACAGATCATGGGCGGATGACCTGAAATGACCGCGGCAGCCGGTTAAGCTGCCTTCGTCGTTCGGCGCGTCAGTCCGAAGCCCGAGAGGCCGGGGATAATACCTCTTCGCTCGCTCACAGCGTGAAGTGCAGCACCAAACCCGCAAAATCCAATCAGGAAAAGCACCATGTCTACAACGACCTATGGCGTCAACGACGCCCTGGCGAATAAGCTGTGGTCGAAATCTCTCGCGGTTGAGGTGTCCAAGGCAACAGCCATTGCGCCTCTCATCGGGACTTCGCAGAACAGCATTATTCAGCTCAAGAACGAAACGCAGAAGGCCTCCGGTGACAAAGTCACTTTCGGCCTTCGCACCCAACTTATCGGCGAAGGTGTTTCGGAAAACGAAACGCTGGAAGGCAACGAAGAGTCTCTGACGACTTATTCGGATTCCATCTTCATCAACGAGTTGGCCCACGCTGTCCGCGTCAAGAACGATCAGACGATCGACGCCCAGCGCGTGCCGTTCTCGCTTCGTGATGAAGCCAATTCCGGTCTGACCGACTGGTATGCCGACCGCATGTCGATGATGGCTTTCATCCAGTGGGGCGGCTACACCGCGCCGACGATGGACTTCGAAGGCCGCTCCGTCACGCTCTCCGCCAAGCATTGGGGCTACAACTCGCCGCTCGCACCGTCCGCCAACCGGATCATCCGGGCGGCTGCCGCTGCCAACGACGAAAGCCTGATCGCTGCCAATATCTTCACGCTCGATCTGATCGATAAGGCCGTGGAGAAGGCGAAGCTTGCCAACCCGAAGATCCGCCCGGTGCGCATCGACGGCGAAAACAAGTATGTCATGTATCTGCATACCACGCAGGTAACTGACCTTCGCACCAATACCTCCACCGGTCAGTGGCTCGACATAACTAAGGCCATCTACATGGGTTCGAAGCAGAAGAACCCGATCTACGATGGTTCGCTCGGCGAATACAATAACGTCATCCTGCGCGAAGCGGAACACGTTGTGCCTGGCGTGAATTCGGCCACCGGTGCGCAGATCAACACGGTTCGCCGTGCTGTCCTGCTCGGCGCGCAGTCTGCGGTTACCGCCTTCGGCATGAAGACGGCTCCGGAGAAGTACAAGCGCGTCGAAGAACTCTTCGACTACCAGCGCGAACTCGGCGTCTCGGTTCAGACGGTGCTCGGCATGAAGAAAACCCGTTTCAGCAACGGGGAAGACTTCGGCACGATCGTCGTTTCCACCTACGCCGCGCCGCACAACTAAGGAGGTCTGAAACATGGCTACTGACGTTCAAGGCACAACGGCGCGCCGTTACCACACCCAACAGACGCACTATCTTCGCAAGCGCGTCTCTTTCGACGATGCGAGCCTCGGCGGTATCGTCGGCATTCTGCCGGCGAATGCCATCATCCTTCGCGGCAATGTTTATGTGTTCACGGCCTTCAATGCCGGAACGCTGGATGTTGGCGCACAAGGGACCAGCGCGAACACCTTCGCTTCGGCTCTCGCTCTGGCGCAGGCAATCGTTCCTTTCGATGATCTCGCAATCGGCAATGCTCGGCGTGCGGCCGATACGACCGTGACGTTTGCCCGCTCGGCGACGGCTACGGCCGGCGAAGCGGAAATCATCGTGGAATACGTCGTCAAGAACTGACGCAAGAGGGGCGGGGAAACTCGCCCCATTTTCTCTTTTGAAAGGATGGGATCATGGCTGTTACTGGCATCAATTCTCAAAATCAGGATATGCGCCTTCTGGCGAAGGAATTGCTTATTGACGGATCGCCTGTTTCTGGCGCCGCTGTCACATGGGCGAATATTTCCGGCAAGCCTGCCGTCGTCGCTTCCGGGGTGGATGCCCCCACAGCACGCACATCGATTGGCCTCGGAACTTTGTCCACGCTCTCCACAATCACGAGCGCAGAAATAACGGACGGCACCATCGTCAATGCGGATATTGGTGCTTCCGCCGCGGTCGCACGCACGAAGCTCGCCGCACATGGCATTGTGTCATTGACGGATTCGTCTGGGGGCGCTTCTGGCGGCAACACGGTCCCGGCTGTCGCTGCCGCAACAGCGGCCACCACTGACACGTCGGCCGCGTCTCTGACCTCCACCAACGCGGCCATCACGGCCATCAAGAACGATATTGCCACGCTTGCAGCCAAGGTCAACGCGCTCCTGGCGGCCGTCTGATCATGCGGATCGATATGGACACTGATTGGAGCCTCATCAGCTTCGATCCTCCCAGCACGGCGGCTCCGGCTCCGGCAATACCTGCTCCAGATGTCCCGAAAGGGTGCTGCGCCAAATGCGGCAAGCATATTGGCAAAGGTCTCTACATTCACATGAAGGCCTGCGATGGACATCCTGAAAACGCTCACTGACCTCGGGTTTTCCAATGCGGCAATTTTGAACCCAGATCAGGGCCTCGCAAAAATCCGCACCGACAAGGGGTGGGTCTATCAGCGATTTGCGAATGAGCAAGAAATCGCTGCGTGGGCCAAGAATAGAAAGCCGGAGACGAACTGATGTCTATTACAGTCACCACCGGCGGCCCGATCTCATCCCTCTCGACAATCATTCCGAATGGGCCTCAGACCTTCGGAGATCTGGTGACGGCAATTGCCGATGAGATCGATGACACGACCGGCGAATATTCGGCTCAGATCGTCTCCTCGATTAGCTCAGCAATCCGATTCTGCGAGCGCAAGGTCTACTATTTCAACGAGACCCGCGACATTGTCTTCCCTACGGTTGACGGGCGGGAATGGTATGATGCCATCGACAATGCAGCCATCCCGACGCTCGTCCACATTGCTGTGGCATATCGCGAGGATTCGAACGGGCAACGCACATTTCTGAGCCGGGAAATGCCGGCTGATATCGAGGTCGTCGCAGATAATTCCGCCTCTCGCGGAGAGCCCTATTGCTGGACCTATTTCGGACAGCGCGTGCGCCTTTATCCCATTCCAGCCGCAGAGATTTACACGATCCGCCTTCAGGTTGGGCCATATCGTCTCGATCCATTGACCGATCAAAGCCAGTCGAATGCGTGGACGATGGAAGCTTTCGACATGATCAAGGCGCGTGCGAAATATGTCATCTACAAGGACATCATCAAAGATGCTTCGCTCGCTGCTGAAGCGCTGAATGATTTCAATGATCAGGAAAGCGCTCTAAAGGCGGAAACATCAAGCCGCAATGGTCGCGGCCGCATCATCGGGACTTGTTTCTGATGCTGGCGCCAATCGCTGAGTTTCGGCCTGACGTGGCTGACCTGAATTCGCCCTATACGGCCGACATTCGAAATGTCCTTTGCGCCGACGGATCCTATATTCCTGCTCCGCAGTTCGTCGGTGTTGCTGTGGCGCTTTTGGAGCGCCCGCTTGGCTATATCTCCATTCGAGCCATCAACGG